ATCCGTCGCGTAGATGATGTCCCCCTCCGCCATCCGGGTTGCCAGGTTCCGGCAATGGACCGACCCGGAATGCTCGGGAATCAGGATCGTTCGGGCGACCCGGCTTTCCCCGGCCATGGCCCGGGTCGTTTCCGGGTCCCCGTCGCAGATGGCGACGATGGCCAGCCGGGCTCCGGCCGCCTCCTCCGGGATCGTCCGGATCGTCCGGCGGAGCTTCTCCAGGCGGTTCCGCGTCGGGATAATGATCTCGATCGTCTTCATTGGGCGGCCTTCCTGTATGCCGCCTCGTATTCCTTGACCCCGTCGATCGGGTGCCATTCCGTCAGGATCCAGGCCCGGGCCATTTCCTGGGCTATCGCCAGGTGCCCGGGGTTGTCTATCAAATCGAGCAGGACCCGCTCAAGCGAGGCCGTGTCCGCCCGGACCCAGGGGCTCCTCGGATTTTTGTTGATAACGGCGCAGCCAAAACAGGACCCCTCCAGGCTTGTCCTGTGAAAGTTGCCGGTGACCACATCGTCGATCAAAATATGGGAGGCCCGTTTCATCTCCAGGTTCCGGGTGTATGGCTGGCCTTCAATCCAGGCGATTTCGATGTCCCTATTTTGGGCGATCGATTTCAGGACCGCCCGGACCTCCGCGTATCCCTTCGCGCAAGGCAGGCCGGTTGCGGCCCTCGAGCTTGGGGCGAAGGCGATCCGGACCTTCCGGCCCCTGGCTGCCGGCCTGTATTCGTCCGGGTCGATCATGTTCGGCAGGGCCGGCAGGCCGTATTCCATTTCCTGCAGGGGTTGCCGGATGGTATATCGGTTCCCGTCCTTCGTCCGGTCCCAAAGGTCCCGCCAATTGCCCAGCCGCGGGAGGCTGTGAAATTGGGCCATGATCGGGTGCCGCCCGTTCAGCAATCCGAGGGCCGGCGGCCAGTAATTGTGAACGTGCCAGATGTCGGCTTCGGCGAGGGCCTTCCCGCTGGCTTCCCTTTCCCTGGCCATAATGTCGAAGGGGAATATTCGGCCGTCCGGATATCCGATGCTTTCGTTTATCAGCCGGGCGTCGACCGCGGTGTATTTCCTCAGCGCCTTCCAGAGCTCGAAGGGGGCGGCGGCCAGGGGCGTCTTGCTATAAATGGCGACCTTCATGATTTCAGTCCGGGCCCGCGATTTATCAGGTGTGTTCCTTCCCCGCTCCGTCCGGGCTGGCCGCCGGCCTTCCGCTGGATCCCGCCGGTCGACCGCCGCTCAATGTCGGGCCCCTCGAGTCGGGCTTCGTAGATCTCCAATATTTCGGCGCCTTCGGTTGTTTCGAATTTGTGCCATTGCCCGGGGTCGACCGTGAAGGTGTCCCCGGCCTGCAGGTCCGTCCGGTCGACCGGGCCTTCGGTTTTCCATACCAGGACCGAAAGCCGGCCCCTCAAAACGTGGAAAAGGTTTTTTTTCCGGGTGTGCCTATGCTCGGAACAGAAGCCGCCCGGCTTGATTTTCAAATAGTGGACGCTGGCTGCCTGGCTGTTATAAACCAGGGTCGTTTCTCCCCATGCCTTTCCTTCCTTCATTTTGTGGCCTCCTCGATGTCCCCAAATTCGAAGCTGCGGAGGGCGCTCCCCCTGTTCAGGTTCACGACCCGAATTCCGCGTTTCTTTATTTCGTCGGCGCTTCGGTCGAAAGGTTGAATAAATCCGGCGACCTGGCTGGGGCTTTGGGGCAGGGGGTGCCCTGCGTGGTAATGCGTTTTTGTCTTTTCGTGCTTCATGTCGAAGCCGAGAAGGTAGATCGGGTTGGCCCCCAAAACGAGGGCCAGGTTCAGGGCCCCGAATCCTGAATTGTTGCCGTGTCCCAGGCCGTCCCGGAATACCCAGCTCAGGTGCAGCCGGCCGTGGTCGTAGTTCCTGAAAACCGGCGCGACGAGAATCGAATCCGGGAGGCTGGCCGTGTACGTCAAAAGCCAGATTTTATAAGCGGCCGTCGCTCTGAATTTCTCCCGGCATCCCGGGTACTTCGTTTCGTAGGTCCCGTTTGTTATCCAATTCAGAAACCGGGTATCCATCGAGAAGATGATCGTCGGCTCGAAAAAATAGAAGGCCAGGTTGACGCCGATCGTCCTCCGGCCGCGGAGGCGTTCGAAGTTGAATCCGGCCAGGCTGGGGCCGCCCCCGATAATGAAGGCGGGCTTGTTCAGCCAGCTGCCTTGGGGTAAAACGTCGACGGCCAGGGGGTTTGTTATGGTCGGGCTTTTGAAAAGAACGGGCGGGCGCTCCGGGGTCATGCTCCCAATATAGGCCGCTTCCTCCGAAATTGCCAGATTAAATCGTCGGCCTCCAGGATCCCGGTCTTCCTCCGGCCAACAATTGAATCGTCCGATCCGGCGCTGTAGCTGTAGGCGCCGATCGATTCGCTGGCCATCCCGTATCCGTAGGTCGTGTAAAGGCTGGGGTCGTTTGCTCCCCGGACCAGAATTCGGACCGCCTCTTTTGCCCAGGCCGGAACGGCGCCTTCGCCGGCCGTCCCCTTGATCTGAATGTTGGCGATCCCTTTCGGGAAAAGGACCCCTTCCTCCGCTTCGCTCATCATGGCCAGAAGCTCCGGGGTCCCGCCGGTCCCGCTGCTGGCCAGGTCCAGGTAAACGCTGGCGCCGTCGAATCCGTACCAGCTGGGGTCCAGGAGGGCGCCGTGGATCCTGATCTCTGAAATGGCGATGATTTTGGCCGCCATGGGAATGGGCAGCCGGTTGCCGCGGTTGCCGTTCAGGCGGATATCAAATGGCTTCGGGTAGGGGCTCCAGCCGAGGGCCTTCTCGACCCTGGCTTCGGCGATCTGAATGGCTGCCGCTTGGTCTGCCGCCGTGGTCCCCGAGGGCCAATTGTCTATTGCGGAAGAATCCAAATAATAGCCTGTATACATTTGGTTATTCCTTCAGATCAAGGAATTGAAATTGCTTGAGTTTAGAGACAAGCATTGGAAGGTTTTTTAATTCGGGGTCCCAAACAATGAGGGCCGAAAATCCATGAGCAGAAAAAAAGTCGATTCTTTTTTTTTCGTCTTCCGCCGGGTGATATCGCATCCCGAATAATTCGATAACTTTCTTTGAGCCGTCGGTGCTTATAAAATCGGGATTCTTTCCATCGACCATAAAAGAAAAATCGCCGGTGAAAATATAGACCCCGGGGAAAAGAAGGTTGAGCAAACATAAGAGATTCCGCTCTGAATTATTCGGCTTGTAACTGCGACCATCCCGTTGCTTCGCGGCGAATACGGCGGTCTTCCAGAGAGTTTTAATCCGCTCTCCATGGGCCGGATTTTTCTTTCCTAATTGCGCCTTACTCATCGCGGCCAGGTGTTCCGGAGTGAAGGACCCCTTTTTCCAACCGAGGAAATGTACGGGGTGCCCCTTTTTGAATTCCGTCGCGGTATGACGTCCCTTGACCTTATCCCCGATTTGCGCGAGCCGCAGATCGGTCTTTCTCGTAAGTCCCTTATTCCACGGCTTTCCGCCCGGTTTAAATTTTCCGGTGAGCCGTTCGTTGCTCATGCCGTCATTATAATCTCATGAGGATTAAAAGCAAGGCCCGGTCCGCCCTTAGCCGAGGATCTCCGTCAGGACCTTGATCAGCTCGGCCTTCCTCCGCCTGGGGCCGCCGTTCAGGCCGTATCTCGCGGCGATGGCCCGCAGGTCCTGCAGGCGCATGGCCGCCCAATCGATCGATTTTGGCTTCTCTGTTTTGGGGCCGGCGACGGGCGTTATTGTGGCTGTCTTGAATTCGAATTTTAGCCGCGGGAATTTCGCCAGCTCGTCCGCGGCTTTTTCGTTGTCGATCATCCGGGTCTCTCCCCGGGCAATAAAAACGTTGCCGATGCAGGTCGGGAATGAACGGGTTGCTCCCTCGTTCGTTACCGCGACCTGCATCGGCTTCGTCCTTCCTTCCCTTCGTTCAGGGGTTGGTCTTAGTCGTGCTCGAGCTCCTCGACCAGAACGACGGCGTCGGTGTTCTCGACGGCGACGTCGGTGCGGAGGGAATAAAAAACGTAGGTGGCTTCGTCGGCCGCGACCCGCTGGCTTTCGATCCGGATGTCCCTCTGGATCCCGATGATCAGGTTTCCCTGCGGGCAGAGGAGGGCGTCGGTGTAGATGCCGCTGGCCAGCTTGCCGTCGTTGACTCCGCTGCCCAGGTCCAGGGGCATCAGCGGAACGTCAACAATCGGGACCTTCCCGAATTTGAGTTGCGCGTCGCCGAGGATGGCCGCGTCGCCCTGGGGGGTGCTTCGGGCGGTCAGGGCCGCGATGTAATCCTGGGTGACCAGGTCGCTGTGGAGATAGCGAAGGTTCGCCAGGCCGGCGGTTTTGTAAATCGACGGGAGGGTCGAGAGCATGGCCTTGTACTTGAATTCCCAGCCGTAGGGGGCGATCGTGGCCTGTTCCGCGATCCGGCCCGGGAGGGCGAAGGGGCAGCCGCTCTGCCCGCCGTCCGAGGCGACCAGGATGTGGCTCCCGCCGGTGACCTTGTTGTAATAGGCTTGGCCGAAGGCGGAATGGGTCATCTGCCAGCGCCAGCCGTCCCAAATGCTCCGGATATCGTCCGCGGCGAATCCGTTGTAGCCGTTGGTGTCTCCGATCCAGTAGGCCTGCTCCAGCTCGTTGGCGATTTTCTTGGTCACCATGAGCATGATCTGGTTTTTGAAGGCGTCCGCCGAAACGATCGGGGAAACGTCTTCCAGATCGTCGTCGTAGATCACGACGCATCCCCTGGCCTTTTTCGTGGTCAGGGTGATCTTGTTGTCGACGAATTGGCTTTTGTACTTGCCGGTGTTGAATTGGCCGGCCGGGTAGAGGAAGTTCCCGGCGCCGAATCCGATCGCCCGGACGTTTTTGGCCGGGCCGTTCATCCGTTCGATCCGGGCGAATTGCTTGAGGACGCTCTGGTCGACAATGTAGTCGATGAAGCGGTCCGCTTCCTCCGGGCTCAGGGCGATCGAGGGCAGAGAAATCAGGTTGTACTTGTCGACCCTGAATTTCTCGAGGAGGGTTTTCGTGGTATTCATGGGCGTTTCTCTCTTTCGTTTTGGGATGGCGAGGGCTTAGTCTTCCGGCTCCGCGAGGCTGGGCCAGAGGGGGCCCTTCTTTTCGGTCTTCTCGCTGCCCTTGTCCTCCGCTCCGTCGACGTCGGCGCTTTTCTTGATCCCGCGGGCCTTCTCGACCTTCTCGAGGCGGTCCTTCAGGTCCTTGATGGCGGCCTTGTCCGCGGCGCGTTCGGTGTCGTCCGCCGTCTTTTTCAGGGCCAGGGCGGCGGCTTCGTCGGCGTCCTGCTTTTTCAGCCGGGCGGCAATCTCGGGGGGCAGGCCGTCGTACTTTTTGACCGGGGCGTCGTCGGCCTTGTCGGCCTCGAGCATCCGGTCGACCACGGCCTTGATTTTCATCAGTTCTTCCTTCGTGGCCTTGCTCAGGCGGGCTCCGATCTTTTCGATGTCGATCGGCAGCTCGGCTCCGTCCGCGGCCGGCGGCCCGCTGGGAATCGCGGCCTTGGCCAGGGTCTGTGCGGCCTCCACGATGTCGTCGGGCAGGTCGTCCTTGTATTTGGCGAAGGCCTCGAGGGCCCCCGTCAGGCCGGCGGCTTCCGATTCGGGAATGGCCCCGGCGTTTTTCTTCATCGGTTCGGTGAAAGCGGCCGCCAGCAGGGCGGCGAAAGCGGCGATCATTTTGTTCATGGGGATGCTCCTTTTGACGATGGCGAAAACCTTACGATTCGCCCCTGCATCGACGAGGCTGATTTCGTCGGGGTCGATCTCGATCAGTTTTCTTGCTTTGGGCACGGTGGCCTCCTCGATCGTTTCCGACCGATCCGGCGGCCCCCGTTTAAGGGCGGGCGCTTGGGGCGTCCTTGGGCATCTCCGCTCCGGCGCCGCTTCCCTGATGGAACGGCCCGGGCTCGTTTCCCGCGGTTCCGCGGTCGATGTTACGCTTTGGTTTTAATCCTGAAAGACTGGCTTGTCAAGGGGAAGGGCTTTTTTCGTTTCAGGAGCATCGTAGCGGGAGGCCTGAATTTCAGGGCCTTCGTTCTACCGGCGCTTGAGCGAAATGGCGGCCCCCCTTTTTCCTGCAGTCCTGCGTTTGAGCGAAATCACAGCGGGGCCCGGAAATGGGGGCGGGTGCGTTTCATGGTAATCCGAGCGATCGTCCAGGTTCGTTTCAGGGGCGTTCTACCGGAATCATAGCGGGCTGGATTTTGGGGGAAGGGCGGGCTTTGCATCGGTCCGGTTTTACGGGCCCCCGCCCTCCCCCGCTTGGGGGGTTGTCCATGAATCAGGAAGGAATGGAATTGCCCTAACCATAAACGGGCGGCCGGCTGAAGTCAATGGGTAAAGTCGGGGGGCCTTCTCGGGCATCACGTCAGGCGTTGATCCGCCTGGCCTTTCCTCCTACTCGCCGCGGCGATTCAGGTGCCCGGTCGCAGCCCCCCTGGCCATGGCTTGGCGGCCGTCCTCGCCCTCCGGTGATGCGGCTGCCCGTTCGCCTGGGCTCGGCGACGGACCGCCCGGGCCCCATTTCAGGGGTAATCGCTCCGGTGCCTCTGCCGTGCTCGGCGAGGCGGCCTCGAGGGGCTTATATCAAACCGCCGGGCGCTGCGTCAAGTCTTCGATTTGGCCGACCCGCCCATCGAGAATCCGTTGAGCTTCTTGGCCTTGATCATTTTCCAGATGGCTTCGTCGGCGACCTTGACCGTCAAAAACCAGGCCCCCTTCTTGACCGTGTCCGCCCCCTTTTTCGTGTCCTCCTCCGCCTGGAAGGATTCGAGAATCGGGAAGGAATAGGCCTTGCCCTTGTGCATCACTTTGATCCGGCTCTGGCTTTTGGAATAGGCCTCCATGAAGCGGTACATCCCGGCCTCGATTTCCTTCGCGTCGGTGTAGTCGCCCTGGGTATCGACCGTGGTCGGCTCATAAATGACCCCGCCGACGATTTGCTTCTCCGGATCCGCCTTCATGAATTTGAAGAACAGGCGGGACCGCTTCTTGACCCTGTCCTTCGTTGCCGGCTTCGGCTTGTGGCTTTCGACCCAGGCCTTGGCTTCGGCCATGGTCCATTTCTTCGCGTCGAAAAGGTAAGTCACGATTTTATGGGCGTCGGCGTCCTCCAGGGCCTTGATTCCCTGGGGCGCCGAGAGGGTGATCGTCCGGATCGTGGCCCCCGGCTTGGGGGGCATGACCGGGATCCGCTGGTAGGCAGCCGTGGTCTCCGGCTTGGAAATGTCGAATTTTGCGACCGCCTCGATCCCTTCCGGCAGGTCGACCAGCGCCGGCTCCCGGCCTTCCGGCTCCGCTTCGCTGTAGCTCCGGGCGTCGGCCTCCGCCTTGAAGAAGGCGACCCGCCGGCCGCCCTGGCTTATGACCTGGAAGGCCTGCCCGTCCGGGGCCTCCTCCGGCTGCGCTTCGCCGCCGATCGCCCCCATGTCTCCCGGCCCGCTCTTTTCAGCCGTAAAGGCCAGCGCCGCCGCCTGGGCCTTCTCCAGGTCCCCGCCGGCTTCGATGATCAGCTCCGCCGCCTGGTCCGCCCCCTCCTGGGCTGCCTGCAGGCCGGCCGCCTTCAACGTGGCCAGGGCCGGCGCCGGTCCTTCGATGGCCAGGCGCTGCGTTTCCCAGCTGGCATCGGCCCCCGGGCAGGTCCCGGTGAGGGGCTTCCCATGGCCACAGATCAGGCAGCGGGGCTTGTTCTCCCAATCGGGGAATTTGGCCGCCTTGAAGGGATGGGCGCCGCGGGCCTCTTGGGTCCGGGTGTTCTGCCCGATCAGGATCCACTCCTCCTCCCTGGCTTTTTGCTCGGCATCCCGCCGGGCCTGCTCCTCCGGGGTGATGATGGCGACGTCCTGGGCTGGGGCCTTCGCCGCTCCGGCTGCCGCCTTGGCCGCCGGGTGTCCGGCCGTCTTTTTGGTCATCGTCCTGGGGCGCAGGACCAGGTCGAAGATCGGGATGTGCGTTTCGGCGGGCCCGCTCGGCTGGTAATTGAAAAAGACCGGCCGGCCTGCCAGCTCCTTCGTCATCAGGCTCTGGATCTTGCCTTCCGCGTCCGGGTCCCGGTTTTCGACGGCCGTCTTCAGAACGACCTGGACGTCCTCCGCTCCCCGGGGGTCCTTGATGAAGGCGCCGGTGATCGAGGCGTATCCTTCGGCCAGGGTGATCTCACCGAGGGCCGGAACGTCCAGGTTCCAAATGCCGCGCTTGGCGACCCGCTCCTCGACCATGGCATCCAGCTCGAGGGGCTCCAGGGGCGTCTTCCCCCTTCGGTTCATCTCGACTCGAAGCTGAACATAGCGGTTCAGGAAATCGGCGCGGCCGATCCCCTTGACCTTGGCGTCCGGGCTCGTTTTGTAATACCGCTTGAAAAGCTGGCAAAACCTGAAGCGCAGGTTCTTAAGCTCCCGGTCCTCCGCCGCCTTCAGGGCGCTGGGGGTGATCTCCTCGATTAGCATGATGGCCTCCTTGTGCCTGTCATCTCCGGGCGTAGGCCCGCTTCTTTATCGGCTTCTTTTTCTTCTTGGCTTCCTGCCGTGCCATTTTCCAATCTTTCGCCCGGGCCAGGGCTAGGGTGACCTGGGCATCCGTCAGGCCGGCCGCCTCCTCATCCGGCCCGACCGGCTGGTCCGCCCCGTCCGGCGGCTCCTCCCCCTCCCAATCGACCGCGACGACCCAGGTGCATTCGCAGTTCGGGTGAACGGGAATCATCCCTTCCGCGTCTTCGGTTGTGAAAACCTCCCCGTTCATCGTCGCGCATTCGTCACAACATTGGGGGTCCCCGACGAATTCCAAATTCTCGATATGGCGATGGGCGTGTTCCGCCCGGATCCCTTCGGCCAGGCTGAAGGCCTTTTCCGTCCTGGCGATCATCTCTTGCCGGTAGCGCAGGAGGCGGCCGGCGTATGCCTGGGCCTTTCCCGCGGCTGCTGCCGCGGCCACTCCTTCGGCCAGCAGGCGGCCCTCGTAATTCGAGACCGCCTCCGCCAGCCGGCTGTTCAGCCCAACGATCCCGCGGATGTCCTTGGCGATGCTCTGGATCGGCTTGCCCTGGGCCATGGCCGCTCGAACGTAGGCGCTGATGGCGGCCCGGGTCTCCTCGTTTATTTCAACGATCAGCTTCCCGCCGTTTTGAAGGCTCCAATTCCAGGCGCTGACCGTCTGCGGTCCGGCGATCGATGTGAATCCCGCCCCCTTTTTGACCGGGCTGGGGGTCATGCTGCTGGCCAGCTCGACCGTCTTGAAAAGGGCCGGCTGCCAGATGGCCAGGCTCTTTTTGTCGATCTCTCCCCAATCGGCCAGCTGCGTCGGCCAGTCTTCGTGGCTTCCCTGGGGGATCCCCTTCCGCAGGCCTGCCAGAATGGCTCGGGTGGTCATGGCCCGCCATTCGGCGGCTGCCGGTTTGAGGATGCGGTCCGCCTGCCTGCCCATGGTCCGGCGCAGGGCCAGGGCCTGGGCGTGGGCTCTGGCCTGGTTGACCCGTCCGGCCGCGGTCAGGCCCCTCCGGGCTTTCCGGAGCGTCTGGCAGGCCTGGCACATTTTCGGGGCTCGATTTTACGGGCGTAAAGGCGCCGGCGTTCCGGTTACTTGCCGTCCCCAGGCTCTCCGAGCATCTCCCTGTCGACCTTGTGGGCGGCCTTATCCAGGGCAAGGTCGACCCACCCATGGCCTGGGATGAACAGGCCCGGCTTTTGCCGGGCCGCCCTGGCCAGGTCCTTCTCCGCTTCCTTGACCGTGGTCGCGGCGTCGATCTTGGCCCGGATGACCTTGGCTTCGCTGTCGGCCCCGTCCTTGATCCGCTTGGCTTCCCGGTCCGCCTGCAGGCGCTTGGTTGCCGCCTCGAGTTCCGCCTGGGTGATCTCTGCGATCGTCGAAACGTTGGCCGCCCGGATGTGGTATCGGGTCCCGTTCGCCGAATGGACCAGGAAGGCCTTTTTTGGCTTCCCGAAGATGGCCTTGACCTCCGGCCCGTCGACCTCGTAATTCGTAACGATCGAAATGGGCGGGTTAATCAGATAAAGAATCGCTGGCATTTTGTCCTCCCTTGTGCATCTGTCTGATGGCTTCGCTGATTTGTTTTTGGAGCTTGCCGATTTCGCTGGCCATGGCCGCCCCGGTTGCCTGGGTTGCCGCGGCTGTGTCTCCCGACGGGTTGAGGCCGGCTTCCGCGATCGGCGTGTATGTGCTCGAAATGTAATAGGCGCCGCCGTCCTCCCCCTCCTCCATGGCCCCCAGGTTGGTCTCCTCCCGGATCTCCGCCCGGTTCATGGCGCCGACCCCGAAGAGCTTGACGCAGCGGTCGGTTATTTCGGTCAGGTTCCGCAGGTCGATGTCGTTCCACCAGAATTCGAAGTCCTTTGCCGGCGTGGTCTCGCCCTCGCCCTGCAGGCCGCCTTCGATGATCCGGCGTCCGATGATCCGCCCGGTCAGGAGCTTCAAGGGGTTGACCGTGCTCTCGACATAAATCTGCGTTGATTCGCTGGCTACGTTCCCGCCCAGGCTGCCGGTCTTCGCCAGGCCGATCCGGTAGGGGGGCATCCGGTGTGCGGCCAGGACCTCCTCGATCAGGCTGGCCTGGTAAAGTTTGAAGTGGCCCTCCTTGATCTCTATCACCAGGGGCTCCCAGGTGACCTTCCCGCCTTCGGGCGGCTGCAGGACGATCGTCTTGTGCTGGTTCTGGCTGCCCTTGATTTCGGCGTCGATGAAATTCGTAACCAGGGGGACGCTGTCCTCCTCCCATTCGCCCTCGAGCGTGACCAGGGCGGCCGGGACGCCGTAATTCTCGAAGAAGGCCAGGTTATAATCCCGGATGCTGATCAGGGCGTTGACCGCCCCGACCGCGGGCAAAATGGGGGGCGCTCCGTAATAGCTCGATTGGGGGTAATATCGCCGGTAAAAGATCAGCTCGTTCGCCCGCTTGTCCGGGTCGATCGTTGCCTTGCCCGGGGTCCCGTCTTCGTTGATCGTCGGCTTCGCTGTCAGGGCCGCCCCGGTCGTTTTGTCGATGTCCTCCTCCTCCCCGAATTTCTTAAACCAGACCCGCTCTGTTCCCAGGGTCTGGCAGTATTTCTTCCGGCTCTTGTGGATCCGGATGGTGTTCGCCGGAACGTGAAAAACGCCGTTGATCATCCCGGCTTCGTCCCTGCCGATTTCGATGGTCAGCCAGCCGACCGTCATCAGGTCGATGACCGCCCGCTCCGTTATGTCCTCGATCGTTTCGTCGTCATCGTTGACCCGGTCCAGGAAGTCCTCGATGCGCTTCTTTTCCGCGTCATCGGGTGTGGCCTTTTCGTCCTCGAGCAGAAGCTCGTATCCCTGGCCCACGACGTCCAGGGCGATCTGCCGGGCGCAGGCGTCAAAAAAAGTGCAGTTGTCCAGAAGGATCAGGAGGCCCTGGACCTCGAAGGGGACCGGGACCAGGCCGTTGTCCGCCATGAAGCGCTGCTCCTCCCGGATCTGCTTCGTTGTGCCGGCCTCGGCCTTTTTGGTCTCGGCCTTCCGCAGGGCCTGCCATGGGACCAGGCCGCGGTCGGTTTTGATGTAGGTTTGGACCTTCCCCTTCCTGGCCGGCGCTTCCGGCTTGTCCCGCTTCCGGGTTCCGGTCCAGACCCGCCCCCTCCGGGGCTGCCCTGGATCAGTCATCGTCTTCGGGGTCCCCGGCTCGACCGGCCCGGCCGGCGGTCCTTGGGGGGAGGAAGACCCGGCCTTTCCTGGCCGCTGGGGGAGGGGTTTGGGGTTTGTCGACATTTTGCTCTCCTTTGGTCTCCGGATCGAGCGTCGGCCCGGACGCCGTTGCCATCATGGCCGCTTCAGGAATGCGTTTCACGCATTTGTCCGGGCTGGCCTGGGGCTGGGGCTGGGCCGCCGGTTGCGGGGGCTTCTCAGGGCTCATTTTGATTCCGGCCGGAATTCTATCACGATCCGCCTCCGCTGGCTTTTGTTTTTCTTTTTGGGCCGCCGATGCCGGCGTCCAAACCTTCCCCTTCCGCTTGGGCGGTTCGAGCTTCCAGCGCACAAAGTAGCGGGTCTCATCCATGGCGTGGTCCTGTTCCTTGACCGGCTTCCCCTTCCGCTGGTAATAGCCGCGGATCTCGTTCAGCCAATGCTGGCAGGTGTGCCGGCAAACCCGAAATCGGGGCCGGCCGAAGAGGGGCTTGAGGGCGTTTCGAACGGCGGCGATCCCCGGGTCGACGTCGTTATCGGCGCCGATGATCCGGATGCCCGTCCCTGGGGCTGCCCATTCCTTGATCAGGTCCGGGCGGCTGGGGTCCGCGACCCCTTCCCAAATATAAGGCCACCAGGGCCGTTCCTTGGCCTCCTCGATCAGGTAGCTGTTCGTCGTATTGTCTTTATAAATTTCGTCGACCCGTACCCATTCCAGGTCCGGGTGTGCCTGCCAAACGCCGAGGCTGAAGGGGTGCGTTCCGCCCCAATCGATCGAGAGGAAAACGTGCCCGCGGCTGGGGTCGAATCCTGGGATGTCCGAGGCGGCGTGGATCCCTTCGTCGAATTGCTCCCCGTAGACCAGGTCCGATCGGCCGAGCTTCCGACAAAACCACTCGATCTGGAGCGTCGCCTCTGAAACGTTTTTTATCTTGTTCAGGAAATCGCCGACCGAATAGTAGCCGTCCGCGGTCTTCATGTGGGTCCCTGGGCACCAGGGCGAAATCTTGCAGGTCGAGCAGGCGTAATCCCGGCAGGGGGCTAAAACTTCCCATATACAATTATGGACAAGTATTCCGTTGGCGAAAAAATGGGGGGGGCCGTCATCGACCGTCAGGTCGTAGACAGAGCCGGCGTCGTTGCCGGGCTCAATTTCAATGATTCGATCCAGGCCAATACTTTCTTCGTCGCCTCGGCTTCGTCCCTCAATTCCGTTTCGGTCAAAACTAAAAGGCTGAATTCGCGGTTGCTCAGATAGGTTGCCTTGGCCCTGTCCCTGGACCTGGCTTTCGGTAAAGAGTGCCAATAATTTCCGTTCGCTTCTATGGCCGCCCTCAATGCCGGGATAAAAGCGTCGACCTGGTAGTATCCGATTTTCGTTTCCCGCTCCCAGGTCATTCCCGTCCTTTCGAGTATCTTGTAAAGCGTTCGCTCGATCGACGTCGGAGTCCTGTTCAATGGCCCCCGCCTGGCTAGGCCCGCCATGATTGCGGCTAATTCCGCCGGCGTCCAACTCCGGCCCTTGTTCCATACCGGCGTTTTTTTGAAACGTTCCCGCTGGGCTGAGGCCATTTTCGCCTTCGTGTTCGCTGTGAATGTCCGCCCCTTGCCGCGGCGCCCGTTCGCCCGCCTTACTTCCCGGAGCCTGTCGATCATCGCCGGGTCCCGGTGGACGGCCCGTAATACTTCCGTGAAGCAGGCCCGGCATCGTTTCGCCTGCAGGTGCTTTTCCTTCCCGCAAAGGGGACAAACGCGAGAATATTTCGGCGCCTGTTTTAAGTTCTCCGGCCCGCCTCCAGCCGTCCCTTGTGAAGATAAGGTGATCGGCGGTGCATCGGATTTCAAGGCCTGCATTTGTCTTTATCCTGATGGTTTTATTATATCCTGTCCGGCCGACAAAGGCGACGGCTTTTAGGCCCTCCAGGGTCAATACCTTTTCCCCTCCGGTCATGTCTTGAATAGCGACCCCGCCGCGGTCTGTCTCGATTATTGTTTCCCCCGCAATACACCATTTATAAATCGGGACCTCGTTTTCCTTGGCTGAAGCGATGGCCGCTTCCATCATGCCGGCGATCTTGTGGTTCGTCGAAAGGCGGCCGATCGAGGCCAGGATGTCTCCCTTGCTTTGGGCCTGGCTCATGGCGGCGCTGTAGACGTCCTCCGCCATTTCGTCGATTTCGTCCAGGATGACGCGCTGGGGGTGAGGGCCGCGGGCGCTCTTGGTTGAAGCGGTCAGGACGGAAACGAGCGACCCGTTCCGCCATCGGGTTGCCTTCCGCGTCGGGCGGTCAAAGAGCCAATCGTCCTGCAGGCCGGTCATGGCCCAGCAGGAATTCATGGCCTTGTAAACCCGGCCGGCTTGCTCGAGGCTTCCGGCCAGAACGGCCGATTCGACCCCCGGGATGATGCTCGATTTTGCCCAGGTGATCAGGCCTGCCAGGTAGCTCTTTCCTCCGCTCCGGTTGGCCCAGGCGATGAAGTCCTGGACCCGGTCTGTCAAAACGTCCGCGACGAATTTGAAGGGGGCGACGTGGTCCGCCTCTCCGCAGTTGCGGCGGGTCCCGATCCGGGGCTCTTTCAGCCAGCCGATCAGGCGCCGGACGTCATCGTCGGTTCGGATCCCGGTCTGCCGAAGGCCCTCCAGCATCTCCCGCTGGATCGACCCGGAAAGGGGGTCCTTCCAGAATTCCCGGAGCGTGGCCTCCGTCGCCGTTGCCATTTCCATTCCCGTTGCCGTTCCCCCCTCCGGGCTTGTGGAGGGCGGCGAGGAATTCGGCGGGTGTAGGGATGGCTCCGAAGGCATGGATAAACTCCCGGACCTGAACGCTGAAGTTCAGGCTCTCGCTTTTTGTCTCGATCTGGATCGGCTGTTTTGGGATCAGGCCCAGCTCCTGGAGCTTTTCGATGTAATCGCATTCGATCCGCCAGGCCAGGCCGTAGTCTTCCTTGCCGATCGCTTTCCTCTGCAGGTGCTCTTTCCGGAGCGCCAATTTCGAGGCTGCCCGCCATGGGCCGGTCTGGTAAATCTCGGGCCGGGCCGCTCCTTCGATGATCTTGTTCCGCCTCCAGCTCACGTTCGATGGCGTCATGGCCAGCAGGTCCGCGATGGCCTGGTTCGGAACGTCGGGCTGGTCGAATGTGAAATAGGCAATGACCCGGCCTTTCTCGTTCCGGGAAAGGGTCCGCGGATCCCGGGGCTTTATCTTGGCCGCCTTCCCAGCTGGGAGCGTTGATGGGAGCGTCCCCTGGAAGGCCTGAATTGCGAGGATCGTTTCCGTGACCGCCTGGGTCCATGTCGCCCGGCCGCGGTCCCGCTTGGCCGCCTCCGGGACGGGCCTTGCTCTCCTCCCCCCGGCCTCCAGGCGCTCGAATAGCCGCCGGCGCAATCGCTCGACCGTCTTCGCTTCCAGGAGGGCCTTGGGCTGCCCGCCGAGGAGGGCCCGGGCAGGGGGCTGGCCGGCTGGGGGCGGATACCTGGGGATGGCTCCGGCTGCCGCCGCGGCGATCCCGGGCGCAGGGGCCTGGGCAGTCGGCCCGCCATGGCCGTTCCCCGGTTGCTTTTTCGGCGGCGTAAAGGCGGCGGCGCTCGTTCGGGGCGTGGTTCGTCCTGGCTTCGTATTCGGCGATCCCTCCTGTTGGGGGCTGGCCTTGGGGTGTTTCGTATCCTGGTCGTGTCCGCTGCCGGGTCCGAGGCGGATGAATTGTCCGGCTCCGTCAGGGCCGAAGATCGAGGCCCCGCCCCTCCCGCCGCCTGTGGTCTCCGCGGCTATGCCGCCCTCCGGGCCTTTGGCTTGGGCGCCTTGGGCTGGATCCTGCCCTGTCGCCATACCTACCGCCGGCCCTTCGGGCCCCGGGTCAAGGATGGGGGCCCGCCCGGCCTCATCTCGGTTTTCTTTCATATCGCCGGGCTCCGCTTGTTATTTAGCATATCCCTTCATGGGCGTCAAACGGCAGTAATCAAAGAGCCATGGCCGGGTGTCTGCCAGGGCCGCCAGGCCGCCGAGGGCTTCGACCGCCTTGGCCGTGGTCTCCAGGCTCCGCTGGTACTTCAAAGCCAGGATTATCAGGCCGCCTTTCCAATCGACCATGAATGTCCGCCAGGCCTCGGGCCATGTCTGCCGCAGGGCTCTGTAGCCGCTGTTTCGGAATTGGGCTCCTCCTCCGCAAAAGACGCAGCCGATCGTCATGGCCCCCCGGGCTCTGGCCGGGTGCTGGGGCAGGTTGTGCTGCCGGGCGTATCGCCGGATCATCAGGTCCGTCCAGCCGAGGAGGGGGTTGGCGATCCATATCCCGTCCGTCTGGTTGAAGAAGACGGCGCCGTCCTTCAGGTCCCGAAGGCCCCGGAGGAGATCGTCCTGTGCTCCCCGCTGGCCGGTAAATTGGAGATCGAAGCCGAGGCTTTTGGTCAGCCGGCGGGCCGGTTTGATTTTCATGGCCCGGCAACATTCCGAGACGTTGATCTTGAAGCCGTAGCGGTCCTTGTTCCGTTGCATCCATTCTCGGGCCGCCAGCTTCCCCAGCATCGGCCATCCCGTCCTCTCCCATTGCTCCCTTGGCTCCCGCTTCGGCGTCGCTACGTGGAGGGTCAAGGAATATCGGGCGGCGGTCTCCTCGACGAAGGCCCGGGTGTCCGGGTATTCCATGAGGCTGTCGGCGTGGATCAGATCGGGCTTGTGGCCGGCCTGGACGAGGATGTCCAGGAGGACGGCGCTGTCGCCTCCGCCCGAAAAGGCCAGGCAGGGCTTTTTGGCCTGGGAATAGGCCCGGTCGATTATCTCGATCGTCGTTTTCATCGGCCTTCCTTCCGCGGCCTGAAAATAACGATTATCGAGGGGAATGGCGCCGAGTGCTTGGCCCCTCCGAATCTCTGCCTCCCCCGGACAAAGCGGACCTCGTCCGCGAATGGGATAACGATTTCGTGAAACCAGCGGGTGTCTGTCCTGGCCGGAATGTTAAAAACCGACCCGTTCCCCTTCTCCCGCTCCATGACCGCCCGCGTCAGCCAGGCCTCCATCCCTCTCCCGTATGGCGGGTTTACGTAATTCATTTTTCCCCAGGCCTCGAGCAGGCCGAGGCTCCCTCCGGTCGGGCTGGGGTCGTGGTCAAATTTGAATTCCTGGTTTAGCGCCTCGTATGCCTCGGCTGAAGTCTTCCATTCCCAGGATTTGCTCGATCCCATAACGGCCAGGCGCTTCGTCCTCATGGCTTCGGCCCCGGAACGTCGAGGCGCAGGGCCCGCCGGAATAGCTCCTCGAGGGGGCTCTCCTCCCCGGCTTCCGCGTATCTCCGCAGCTCGGCTGCCGCGTCCCGGGTGCTTGGGTCGACCAGGAGCAGGAAGTCCCGGCCGCGGCCGATCGGGGTGATCAGGGCGATGGCCCTCCGCAGGCGCTCCGGCTGCTTCTCCGCCAGGGTCCGGATCAGGGCCGTCAAATTCTGGATCAAAACGTCCGGGTCCGGGCCCTCCGGCGGG